AGCCTGTACTTCTTGCGGCTTTAACTTAGCATCAATGATGGTGCTAACAGCCTCTGCACGATTACGTTCAGCTTGTGAAGTATTGACTGCGATCTGTGCTTGAGCTGCTTGCAGTGCCAGCATTTCTTGCATTTGCTGCTTCTGCTGTTGATCAGGATTAGGCTGAGCCATTTGATCCAACATTTGCAGTAACTCTGCACGATTCGACAAGCTACTATTGCTAACGATACCTTTCATCAATATTGGCAGAATCGGTGTGTCAGGTCCTAGTGTTTGCAATAGAGAGATGAATTGCTGCTGCTCATACTCACGCGCAATAATACCGAGTGTTGCAGTCGGTAAGAAATTCAAGTCAGTCGATGGATAACGCTCAGGATCAAACTGCATATAACGGAATGCAGCTTTCTTAATGAACGGAATCAAAAAGTCTTCTTGGAAGTTTACCAATGTTCGTTTGTATTTCTTGATGATGGAGGCAACCGCCATAGACATACCTGCATTGCCACCGCCATCACGCGCAACATTCGTAACCATGCCCTGTGAATCAAGCGTACTCGTCGCTTGCAACAGCATACGTTCAAAATCCTTAGCAGTCGCGATGTTATTGCCATCTGTCTGTCCAAACTTAAATGGATAAAGAATCTCGTTCGGATTGCCGTTGGTCATGAAGGCTTTACCTGGGCGCACTTCAAACTTTGCCCCACGAGGCAAGCGCGTTGCGTCCATCGCCATCATTGGCACAGCAGTCAATGCAAGTGAATCAAGATGCGATCTAACTTGTGCATCCATTGATTTCTGCATGTTGTATGCTTTTTCAACCGTACCACGACCAAGCAGGCGATTTGGCACTGTATCGTCCTGATACGACATCACTGGACGATCTTTCATCATGTACGGATTTTCTTCTGCCTTGAGTAAAAGACCGTCGTTCGCAATAACGATAATGGCTTCCACCATATCGGTGTACTCTTCTGCCGCAGAATCTTCTGGGAAAAGCTCGACGACTTTTTCGTTGTCATCAAGTTTCTTTAGATACTCACGCGGTACTAGCCCGTAGTATTTTAGGAGTAGTACCTTCTCGTCTTGATATTGGCTAACCTCTTGTGTTGGCTCTAGCTCAGTGTCTTCATATATTGGTGTGATATCAACTTTACGATAGATACCACGCTCAATACCTTCGACGACTTTATGAATCGATATGTACGATTCAATGGCCACGCCCATACAATCATTGATTTCAGTACCATTAGGATCAAACAAGAAATTCTTCGGATTAACCGGCACCAACTTCACTGCTACGCGTGGCTTTTCTATTACGCCAATTGCAGCTTGACCTGGTTGACCAGGAATTGGCTGCATTGATGGAATGTACTCATTCTCAGTCTTAACGACAATCTCACCAATACCAGTGCCATAAATCTCAGCTAGCAATTCGATTTGATCAATTGCTTTCTTGATCTTGTCTTTCTTAAAGTCTTCTTCGAGTTGTGCTTTGATTTGCGCAACGTCGATCTCAAAATTCTCATCTACTACGTTGTCTTCGATATCAAAGAATTCGCCTGAGCCAAAAATGGCTTCCATGATTTCAGCGTGACGTGTTTCCACCGCCTGCTGTGTGGCTGGCGTAATTACGCGGCTGCGTTCTGAATCACGGGTCTTGTCTTCGGCTGCCCACTCACCACGAAAGATACGTTCGTATTCTTCCCATAGCGGTAGGTAATTGGTGTTACGCCAGTCGCGCCAGCGGTCACAGTGATCTACAACGAACGAGACTAGTTCCTTGTCGTTCTCTGTAGGTTGATCGAATTCGTTTTGTTCCATGTCATACCCCGGCGATAATGTCTATTGGTTCCCACTGATCATCGTCATCTTCCTCAAAGTAAGATGTGACGGCTAGTTGATCAATGTAGGACAACGCATCGGGCAAGTCGTCGTGAACGCCTTGCGCGGGGAACATTAGGAGCTGATCTGTAAAATCGTCCCAGTCTTGTTCTTGGTTCAAAATTATCCGGCCATGCTCAAATCGGCCTTGCAGCGCCCAGATGATACGGTCGGTTTTTTTCCTATTTCCGTGCGTCAGATCGATAATGTGGGAATATACATTATTCTTGCGCATTAAGTCACTCAAATACGGTAAAACCGCATTCTTTAGCGCTCCGCGCTCAATTCCCACCGATATCGGCCTGTATTTCCTAATTGCTAGCAGTATTTTAGCCGCAGTTTCGCGAATATCCCAGCGTCCGTGCTCAATTTTTTCAACATACCACTTGCCGTCGTCCGTTACCTTGACGATCGCTATTGCTGACTCATCCAGCCTCTTCTTAGCATTGGCCGCCTGCTTAGCCACTTCTTCGAATCCGGCCAAGTCGACAGCGACGAAATAGCTGCCATACTCCGGGACCTCGCCATACTTGAGCCACTCTTCTTTAAAAATATCCGAACCGGCGTTGTCAAAACTTGCCAGATATTCCTGTTTAAATGCAAACGAACTAAGAGTCTTTTTCGCAGACTCAATCTCAGTTGGGTCGATGAGCGGGTTGTCTTTCGTCGTGAAATGCCAGCTTTTCCAATCCTCATTGCTCTCATCCTGTCCTGACTTGTACAAGTCGTAAAAGAAATTCCTACCCTTCGGTGTGCCGATAAACATGGCACGACCTTTCTTGTCGGAAAGTGACGCTCGGATAACCTGTTCCCACGCTTCTGGCTTAATATCCGCTACCTCGTCCAGTACCGCATACGTCAGTGACACACCACGCAGGGTGTCTGGGCGATCGGCGCCTCGCACATAAATCACTGCGCCGTTAATTAACGTGATGTCCTGATTGTTGATGTGACTGGCCTGAATAACCTCACGCCCCAATTCCAACAACACATTCCAGATAATCTGCCGCGCCTGCCCGTTCGTTGGCGCCACGTACAAAACCGCTGAGCCCGGTGGACAGCGCAAACCCTCAATCAACAATGTAGTGGCTGCGAGTCTGGACTTTCCGCACCGCCGTCCAGCTGCGACGACTTTAAACCTAGTCTGATCAGCAAAAACTTCTTGCTGCCAAGGCAGGAGCGAAAAGTTAAGATCAGCCATTAATCGGGCGCTCCGAACGGGTCTTTGTACATAAACGCGGGCTCTGGTGTGGTCGGCTTCATCATGTCGTAGTCCATTACCTGATGCACATACTGATCCCGCGCATTCAATTCGTCGCTCGACTTGTAAATCGGCCACTTACCTGCGTCGATGTCTTTCTTCCAAATCTTCCACAGCTCGCCTTCGTCCGTCACAACCTTACCGTTGACAAAGCCCGGCACCGACACGAACTGGCCTTTGTACTTGCCAGACGGCACTTCGATGCCTGTCGAGTAAATTGTAATCGGGTTGCCGTCGGCGTCGCGGCCAGGGTTGGCCATGTTGGCGCGGTGATACGTCACCTTGTTCAATTCCTGTGGAGTTAGCCCCATTTGGGTGAGTATGTCATCCATCGACGATATCCTTAATCTCAGGCGCGCCGATGCCGGTGATGTTAATCGTCACCGCTCCGCGCTGGGTCTTCTCTTTATCGAACATGCTGGCTGGCAGCGTTCTGTCCATACACATCTTCAACGCCGCCATTTGACCTGGGTGCGTGTCGTCCAACGCGATGTCAATCACTTTGGCAACCACATTCGTCCCCTTGTCGCTTAGCAACATGGCTTTCAACTCTTTTAGTCGCTGGTTGTCCGTCTTTGGCAATTCGGTTGGAACTGAACGGTCAGCAATAATAGGTGTTTTCATGCTTGCATTCTATAGCCTTTTTTGCTAAATAGGTAGTTGCTTTTTTGCTAAGTCTAAATTACCTTTTTGGTGTGGGGTGGAGGGTGATGTAAAATTTTCATGGCCAGCCTACCCCCTCCCCCCTATTGCCAAAATGCTATCGAAATTCATAGCTTTGCGCTATTGGCCGCGCTTTACATAACGCTGATTATGGCCGCTATAAGCCGCGATAATAGCTCAGGCCTACTAGGTATCAACTAGGCGCCGAAAACGTCGCCATGAGGCGCTGAGGCGTGAACATGAGGCACCTTTTAGCTATTACTTGTCAGAGATTATTTTATTCTCACAATTGTCAAGAAAACAATCTATATCTTTATCCGGCGTGTATCCGCGCAAATATAGCGCGCGGTATATATCCATTATATTTTTAAACCCTTGCGACATGTCGCCACTACCGGCGCTAGTTAATATGGCCGCTTCAGAATCAGAAATAAAGCGCCGAAAATGTCGAGTATTGGCACTAGCCGGACGGCCTGAAGGCATATAAAATTCTCACTGTTAATTTTTTTAACGGGGTTAATTATGTCACAAAAACAAGTTATATTTTCAGGCCATTGTAATAATCCGCTAGCCTTGCATCAAGCGCTCGAACCATTAGACAGCCTTACGGGCTCACAATTAATCGCGATAAAAACCGGCGCCGCGGTATATCTGCCAGCGCTCGTATCAATCTCTCAGCGTACACATAAGGGCACGCTATCCGTCACCGTCGACGATATCGCATTCACCGTCACCCAACGCGGCAAAGTGACAAAAGTTATCAAATTACTTACGTAGTCACCGTAGTCACTTTTTTGACTATTTCAGTTAGCATGGCCTAAACCGCTATTATTATTAACGATATTATCTTTTAATTTAATAAAATAAATGACTACAAGACTACAAGCCCCAAAACCTAGTGTGCGCGCCATTGTTTGTAAGTCGACGCATGACTACACAATGACTACAAGTGACTACAAAACGCCATTTTATTAACTATATGACAAAAACAAAGCAAAATATTCAAAATTAAAATCTCAAACAATCAATGATTATTTTAAAAAAGGCCAAAAAAAGCGCCTTTTTTTTGCATGGCTATAAAATATTTCTTTACAAGTGTAAAAAATTGTTTTATAGTTCTTTTCATGGCAGCGCAAATTCAGCGGCCAAAAACAAAAACGGGAGAAAACAAAATGATACAAGTTACAGCGATTTATCAGGATAGCGAAATAGGTTACGGCGAGGGTGAAGGCCTTGATTACTCAATTGCAGATTGTGCCGCGTCAATTTCGCCATTGTTTGAAGACGAAATAGTAGATTTATCAATCCTAGAAAACGGCGAAATTCGCAAAATTAGCGGCCGCTTATATCTCACGATCGACGGCGAAATTTCAATCACTATCTAATCAAAACGGCCGGCGAAAGCCGGCCAATAAAACGGGAGAAAAGAAAATGAAATTATTTTATTTTAATTATCACGCGGACTACAAAAACCAAGCCGGTGAATTTTGGGCGTCGTCACGCGAGCGCGTGCAAGAAATGATTTTGAGAGTACATCCGCACGCAACAGCGATTCATATCTGGTTAGCTTAATAGGGGCGAATAATGGACACCAAAGTAAAAATTATCTGGTTCGCGCTATGGATAGCGCCAATTGTTTTGGGTTACTTATTAGCTAAATTTGCGGGAGGCGTTAAACAATGACATTAAAAGAAATAATCGCGGGCTTATTTATAGCGGCCGTTTTTTATGTGTTTTTAGTGGCCTTATTTTTATTCTAATCGGGAGGAAATATGTTTACTTATATCTGTTTTTACAAAGGCAAAGAAATTACCGTCAACGCGGCCACTACTTACGCCGCGCAGCAAATGGCCGCGGCCATATTTAAAGCAAAAAAGGCCTATGAAATTACAGTGATGTTAGCGGCGCCGGCGCATATTGCCGATTTTTAATTGGGAGATTAAATAATGAAAATTTCTAATACAAGCAAATTAGGCGTCCGCTCTTGGTCGCTGCAAGCTATTGAAACTTGTCCAGGCGCCTTAGAAAACGGCGAACTAGTCGACGCCTGCAAAGGCTGTTATGCAACTACCGGCAACTATAGATTCGAAAACGTGAAAGCGCCGCGCCGGCATAATCGCGAGGATTGGCAGCGCCTCGAATGGTGTGATGAAATGGTCGACGAGCTCGCGCAAGACACGCACTTTCGCTGGTTCGATAGCGGCGACATGTACGCGCTTGGCCTAGCAGAAAAAATGCTAGAAGTGATGAAGCGCACGCCATGGGTAAAGCATTGGTTGCCTACTAGAATGCATAAATTCCCTAAATTTCGCTTAGTACTGGAAGAAATGCGCGCGCTTAAAAATGTGGCCGTCCGTTTTTCTAGTGATTCTGTTACTGGCCAATTTACCCGCGGCTTGCATGGTTCGGTAATTATTCCAACGCCGGCGGACGCCAAAAAAGGTATGAAATTATGCGGCGCCTATGACAATGGCGGTAAGTGCGGCGACTGCCGCGCATGCTATGACAAAAAAGTAAAAGTTATCGCTTATCCAGCCCATGGGCAAAAAATGGGAAAAGTGATTCGCATTAAATTGGCCGCATAAATGGAGGAAAAAATGAATATACGTTATTTTATTTGCGATTATGAATTAGAAGAGCCTGATTTTGTAGAGTGCAGCGAACGTGAATTTTTAGCACATGACGGCGTTATCCATTACGAGCGGCACACCGTACGCGAAAACGGCGCCGCACAAATTTGCTTATCTAAAACGAAAGGATACTAAAAATGAAAACTAATAGCCAATTACTAGAGCGCGCATATGGTATAGCGGAAAGCTTTTTTTATAGCGACGATGAATGCGAGGTTCCATGGGAACCGTTTGAGGATTATCCGAATGAAGAAATTCAAGAACAATTGCACGAACTCGCTCAAACAATTTTGCAAGCTATGTTATGGAGCCAAGAAAATGACGACTGAAATTAAAGTTTTTATTTTATCGGAGGAAGT